TTGTCCAGTATAAAGCTGTCTATCTGCAACTAGTTGTGCACCTATTAATAGGAATGGATTAAAAGTAAAAATAGAAGACATAGCAGCCATAGGGTCTTTTTCATTCTTAACTACTCCATCAATGGCATGGAATATATGGTAAGGACCTGCTCTACGTTGAGTAGCCTCTTTATTACCTGATAACTCTTGTGCAATCATATCTTGTAAAGGGTAGAGTACACTAATAGCAACAGCAATAGCAGCAAGTGAATCAACACCATGACCAAAGTCAGCTAGACCCTCCTTACCCTTACGAATAGCAGCTACATCTTTACCTGTTTCTATAAGTGATTTAACCAAACCAAAATGATACCTAGAGAATACAGTTACATTAGGGTTTTGTAAGGTTTCTGATAGACTTCTAGACATACTAGCACCTAACAGTTTCTCACCTACTCTAGGAGTAATACGGTAAGAAGGCATATGACGTTCTACTTCTTTAATAGCAGCCTTTCTATCCATACCTCTGTACTTCATTTGTTCATCAAGAAGTTGCATATACATAGCATCACGAACTACCCACATAGCAGTATTACTTGCCTTAGAGATAGCATCATATAACTTCATAGGAGATAGAGCTAAACTCTTAGCTAAACTATCTGCTTCAGGAGTCTTCATAAACTCTTTAGCTGCTTTAGTAAATAAACCACTTTGGAATGCATTGTTACGAACATTAGCTGAAAGTAAAGAACCTCCATCCCTAAGTGTTTGTCTATACTCAGGAGACATCGTGAGTACATGTTTAATAGCTGGAACAGCTGTATTAGCAAACCTACTAATACCAGCTGGAGTAACCCAACCAGTTAAACCACGAGCATTGTACAAGTGCCAAGCCTCATTAAATATGTGAGGTATTGGGTTCAACATCATGTTCTTAATTAACATACCACTAAGAGTAGTTAAAGCACTAGGAGACCTATTAATAGCATAGTCTTCAATGATGTCAGCTGTTCTATTCTCAAATGCCATACCAGCAAACTGAGGTAGTTTGTCAAGGTGTTTAGGAATTCTAAATCCCTCTTTAATAGGTTCACCTACTTTAACTACTTGATGAGCTTCTGCAAAAGAGCCACTCTTCATAACCTCATCTAGCATTTGATGTGCTCTTAAGGTAGCCCTAGCGTCAGATAAAGCTTTATAAAGAACCATCTGTGGGTCTTTCTGGTATTGGTATGGTGTATGTGTTTCTACTTCACCACGTTGACTATTCTTAACAGTCCAGTCACCAATCTTATCACCAGCTTTAAGTTCCTCAATACCATGAATAAAGGTAGTAGGTTTACCATTGTTCCACTGTAAGATAGTTCCTTCAGGACCAGCCTTACGCTGTACAACCATACGTTTACCACCCTTCTCAAGAGTAAAGAATGAACGTTCCATACCACTCTTAGGAGCTTTAGCTACGTTGACATCTAAACCACCCTTATCCCCACCAGCCATAGCTTCTTTAAGACGTTCAAATGTACCCATCTTTTTAGGTTCTAAGACACGAGGGAAGTAACCACCAGCTTTATATTCATCCATCTCAACTTGAGTAATAACACCTCTACGCATAAGCTCTCTCATGATTAAACCATGCTCTTTAAGTTCAGGAGCAAAGTAAGAGTTAGCTAGTTCCATTTGTCTAGGGTCTAATGGATGTTTACCACTAGTCTCAAAGTGTCTTTCAATAGCCATTCTATCTTCATTAGTAAGACCAGCTTCAGTAGAAGCTTTACTTCTTAGAGTGGCAATTGCATTATCAGCCTCTTGACCTTTACCTAATGAGTACCAAGCATCTCCAGACCATTGGTCCATAGCCTCTTTACCTTGAGGTATAGGGTGTACTTCTGTATCAGGTACAGCATATATAGGATTATTATCTATGTGTTCTTTAGCTAGAAGGTTTATACGACGTTCATAGTCAGCTTCTAGTTCATCAGGTCCTTGTGGACTTCTTGTATGAGCCTCTTCATGTGCTAAAACAAACTGAGCAAACTCTTCTTTAGTTTTAAACTTAGAATAGGTTCCTGGATAATGAGTGCTAATAGAACCATCATTAAACATTTCATTGATTTGAGCTACATCTAGTTCAATTAGTTTAGCAGAACCATCTTCATTACGATGCATACGACCTAGAGTAGGTTTACCCTTAGCATTAAATGGCGTAGGGTTACCTTGACCATCAGTAATACCACCTTTAAAGATAGGTATTCCATCAGCAGACTTCTCAGCTGGTTCCCACTCTTTATATTTACCTGTCCATGCAGAAGCAGTTGGGTCTACAGTAGGTGTATACCCGTGGAATACAGTACCTACAGATTCAGCTAGTTTAGTTGGTTTAGCGAAAGCAGCACCAAATCCAGCACTAGCTAGTAGATGATAAGGGTTAAATTCACCTTGTTGAGCTTGATTGACACCTTCCATACCAGCACCAAAGCCAGCCATACCAACTCTTTGTGCTCCAGCACTAATAGTTTTACCAGCTGCATATTCAATAGGTTTAAGAGCACCAGGTCCAAACATAGGAAGCATACCTACTAGGTCACCAGTAAAGGCAGCATCAGGATGCTCTTGTCTACCACGTTCAATAGTAGCTTTATCAAAACCTATGGTAGCTTTAAGTTTGTCAGGGATAGTGTCAATAGCTGCATTAATGATAGCTGAACCACCAAACATACCAGCTATACCACCAACAACTGAACCTACAGCTGCACCTACAGGACCTGCTGGAGCTCCTAGAACACCACCAACCTCAGCACCTAAACCCATTAATGGTAAACTACCAATACCAGTTACAGCACTCTTAGCAGCACTCTTAGCTCCAACTTCTAGAGCAGAGTTCTCATCACCTACAGGTTTTTTAGTTGCTAACTTTAGATAAGGATTATCTTGAGGTTTAGGTTTAGGTGTTTCTTTAGCTTTAGCAATCTTATTAAGGTAGTCCCTAGTCTCAGAAGGTAAATAGTCTTTCCAACTACCACCTTCTTTTTTAGCGCTAGCTTCAGCTTTATGAACACCACCAGTACCAGCATTATAAGCAGCATGACCCTTTTCAACGTCACCACCATTCTCTTCAATCTTCTTAGCTAAGTAAGCACTACCTATCTTCTTACCATATTGTTTATCAAACTCTAATGAGTAGGGATTGTATTCTACATTAGCTAGTTTAGCTGCTTCACGAGCAGTTGACGGTTGTACTTGAGCAATACCCCTAGCCCCTGTCTTAGAGGTTAGAGGGTTACCTTGTTTGTCAAACTGTCTACCACCACTCTCAACAGCAATGGTAGCATCATCCTCAGCAGATGTAACAGGAGTAGCTAACCTTAGGTATGGGTTATCCATTAGCTAGTTTTCTCTAGCTCATCTAGTTTCTTCATAAGGCCATTCAACTTCTTGATGTCTGCTTCACGAGCTTTATTACCAGTTATAAGTTCACCAACTGCAGCTACACCTCTAAGTTCTCTAGCAACTATATCCTTTTGAGTTTGTATAGACTCTTTAGTTCCTGCAGATACATCCCCTTTAATAGCTCCAAGAGGGTCTATCTTACGTCTAAGACTCTTAACTTCATCTTTAACCTCTTTAATAGTCTCAGCTCTTTGAGTAGCCCTATTCTTAGCCTCAGACTGTTTATCTAATGGTTTAGGTTTAACAGCTTCAGCTGGTTTAACTTGTTTTACAGGAGTATCTAAAGTCATACCTGGATGTTGTTTCTCAAAGGTAGTTTTAACTTTAAGAGCACCTTCTGTATCACCTTGAGCAGTTAAATCAGAATAAGCACTCTTAGCTAGCCCTTGTAACTTCTCTGGAGACAGACCATCATAAGGGTCTCCACCAGGAGCAGTAGAAGTAGACGCAGTTTGAGTATCACCTGTACTTTGTTCACTAGGTGCTTGACTAGGACGGTAAGAGTTTTTACCTTGATTAATTAAAGCTTTAATCTCTTTACTATCAGTACCCTTAAGAAGTTCATCAAACTGGTCATTACCCTCATTAAATGTATTTTGATAGTCAGAAGACCTCTTAACTTCACCAGCCATCTGACCTTCATTAATTGCAAGTTGGTCAGCTCTGTCCTCAGAGGATAGAAGATAGTTATTAGCAATCTCTTTATGTTGAGTAGCTAAAATCTTTTGACGAGCAATAGACTGGTTGTAAGCATCACCATGAAGTTTAACATTCTTAGCAATTGCATCCACTGAGTTCTTGTAAGCTGTCATTCTTTCTTTAATAGGAATGTCACGAGTCTTAGCTTCATTCAATTGAATAATAGAAGCATTTACAGCATCTTTAACTTTAAGTTCCTTGTTCTTAAACTCAAGGTCAGCTTCTTTAACATCAGCCCTACCTTTGATTTGAGCTTGTACAGCAGAAGCTCTAGCACGTTCAGCATGTGTAGCAGCACCATCTACCAACCCATGAGCTAGTTGGTCACGTTGTGCAGGGTCTTTCATCTTAATATATCTGAGAGCTTCACTCTCGTCTAAATTACCACTAGATACCAAATCATAGATAGTTTTATTCCAATCAGCATCTGTCTTAGTACCACCTAGATACCCAGCTGCACTTTGAGCCATCTTCTCAAGTTGTTTATCTTGTAAAGCAGCAACTTCAGTTTGAGCATCTCTATGCTTCTTGTCAACACCATCTAACTCTTCACGAGCAGCTTGAGCTAAAGAGGCATGACCTGTAGAATCTAAAAGAGCAGCTTTCTTTTTAAGTTGTTCTTTCTCTTGTCCAATTTGGTCAGTTTCAGCTTTCTTTTGTTTATATAGGTCAGTTATACGTTGTTGTGTAACCACTTCAGCCTTCATCTCAGGAGTTTCATAACCTCCAGGTTCAGTAGCTTTAGGTGGTTCAGGAGTATCAGTCTTTGGTTTTTCAGCATAAATGTCAGCTAGACCTTTACGCATTGTCTCTTCATCAGCAGTAGCTTTCTTAGAAGCTTCAATCTGCATAGCACCTTTTTCAAGGTTCTGAGATTCACTTGCTATTCTTTGTTGTTGTTCTGTGTAGTCTGCAGCAGAAGTTAGTTGTCCAATAGCCATTAATTATCCCCAGAAAGACATTGCGCCAGTAGGTCCAAATAACCCTTGAAGACCTGACGTTACATTATTTATAGCTGCAGTTTGATTAGTAGTTTGTGCATTAGCAGCACTTGCTCCAGCTTGTTGACCAGCAGCAGCTCCACCAGTAGATAGGTTCTGAAGGTTAGTTACTTGGTTTTGGTATTGCTGACCAGCATAGTTTTGACCAAACTGACTAAGGGCAACTTGTTGACCACCACTTTGGGTTTGTCCTGTAGCAGCCATAGTTCTGTTAAGACCTTCTTGACCTTGTTGCATACCAAACTGATATCCAGGAGTTTGATTAACCATAGAAGGGTTAGACACTAAGTTATTTAACATAGCTGCATAGTTAGCTTGATATGGAGCATTAGGGTTAGCTTGATTGGTAGCTGCTTGTGGAGACTGTCCTGGATTAAGTACATTACCTATACCACTAGCTATTTGAGAGACACTAGTAACTCCTTTAGCAACATTACCTAAAGTAGACATTAAACTACCAGTACCACCAGTACCACCAGCTAGATTAGCTAAAGGAATTAATGAACCAGCAGCTCCTGTCATTGCTCCACCAGCACCTATAGCAGTAGAGAGAGAAGCACCGTCTAAAGCTCCCATAGCAGTACCAGCTAAAGCAGGGGTAGCTCCAGAGATAGCTGCAGTTGCAGCAGCATCAGTAGCAGAAACACCTCCTAAGCTAGCCATTGACTCTCCAGTTACAGCTGCTCCAGTTACGTCAGCAGCACCTCCAAGAAGTCCTGTAGCACCTCCTGTTGCAATGGCAGATACAGCCATTAAAGCTGGATTAGATGCAACAGCATCAACAGCCCCTCCTACTAAACCACCTACAGTATCAGCTACTGAAGATACTATATCTGTTACGAAACCCATAAATATTCCTTTTTAAAAGATAGCTTGACTTTACTATTAGTTACTGATGTAACTCTAAAGCCAAACTTCATTATCCACTTAAGACCTGATATATTATAATTATCAACTGATGCTACTAACTCTGAGTATTGCTCTAGTAGCGGTAGAATAATAGTTTTAACATATTTTCTAGGATACCAAGGTCCATCTATTGCCATGTGTAGTTCATTCTGTTTAGTGAATATAGCACCAACCACTTCTTGTTTATATTCTATTGGGTGTACAGTCCACTTTTCTAAATATGTACAGTATTTATTAAAATCTAGTTTACTACCATACCCTTTCTCAAAAGCTTCAAAGCTTTTCAGGATAGCCTTATCCTTGACTTCCTGAGCCAAAGTCTCCTGAGAGTTGTAGTTCTGCATTCTCTAATCTCAATGGGTAGTTACCTGTATAAAAGAATTCATAAGCTCTTCGTTTAAAAGAACCTAAGTTATACAAGCAGGGTTTGGTTAAACTTAAATCTAGTTGTCTATAGTTAGACCAACTGTTATAATCATCGTCTGTATGACGGACATTTATTATATCATTAATTGAATCACCTGTCAAGGTTAAACAACTATTTACTTTTCTATTATAAGTACCTAGTAACATTCTTTGTGTTACTATACGAACAGATATAGGACCAAAAGGGTCAAAGTAGGTTGAAGGACTTATAGTGTATATATTACCTGTAACAGCATCTAAAACATATGTTGTACCATCTCCAACTGGGAATGGTTGTACAAAGGTACATTCGAAATAACCCTCACCACCTCCAATGAAAGCTTTACTAGTAGTCCAGTAGTGCCACTCTTTTTCTTTAAGGTCATATACTAATGTAATGTCTTGGTCTGTTAAGACTAAACCATAGAATGTATGCCCTGCAATCTTGTAAGACCAACTATAAACCCCACCCAGACTACTTGCATTAAGAAACCTCTCAACAGCAGGAGTTGAAATAGGTACAGCTTGTAAACCAGTAAGCATAGCTACTTGTCTACCACCCTCTTGAGCATTAGTCATCCATAGAACAGTTTCTTCAAAGGCTTGTATAGAATCTCCAGAAGCACACCCAAGCTCTAGTTTAGCAGTAGCATTAACAGATAGAACACTTCCAACTGCATTAGCATTATCATAAAAGAACTCTGTAGAGTATTGTTTAAAAGCTACAAGATAGTTAAGATGTTTAGCAATGGCAACACCAAGGTCACTTTCAGATTGGGCTGTAACATAGTTTAATGGATTCCAAGATGTAGGGTCCTCTTGGTCACTTTGCCATATTTGAGCTTTAGAGTCCATAGCAAAGACATAACCATCTAAGTATACTAAACCATCTACAGGATTAGCTGGGAATGCATTTAAAGCCATAGAAGCTGTAGCAGCAGCTCCAGCATAGGTTAGGGTAGCCGTACCATTTACAACTGCTCCTGAGGTATGTGTAGGAGCTGTGACACCTAATGTACCACCAACAGTTGCTGTATATAGGTTAGCTCCATAAAAGATTTGGTCATTCAAAGAAATAGACGCAGAAGCAACCCAGACAGTACCTATAGTAACAGTAGGAGCGGTAACATACCCCACACCTCTATTAGTTAAAGTCATTGTAGTTAAACTACCTGAGGTAAACACATAGCTAACTGCAGCTGTAATACCACTTGGAGGTGGTGAAACAACAACAGTAGGAAGTGTTGTATATCCAGAACCTGGGGTTTGAACAACTACATTCCATACTTGACTACCTATATTAATAAAGTTATTAGTAGCATCTAAGTAATATCCAGTAATATTATCATGTAACACCATATAAGGATGTGGACTAGTTGTTGTAGCTGTATTTACAAAGTTTATAGTATTAGTGGTACTTAAACCAGTACCTCTAACTACTGCAGTACCACCTGTAATTTGGTTTAAAGTACCATTAGCTACAGCATACAAATTATTATTATAAACCCATAAACCTTGACCTAAAGAAGGTAAAGCAGGAGTAATTGTAAACTGAGTTTTACCAGGTCTTTTAACAGCAATCTTACGTCCAGCAACAGTCTCTTGATAGCAATTAACCATCTTAGCATCTTTAGTTTTATCTGTACTCCTAAAGGTCATAGGAGTTACTAATGGTAAATCAATCTTTGGCATTAACGGAAGCCTCCAGTTTGCATCCTTAAGTCTGGAACAAAACGAACTGCTACATCTTCAACATCAAAGTCTTCAACTTCTTTCTTAAGAAGTAAAGCTTTCATATCATAATAAGCTCTCTCTTGCATTGTCTTATCATAGTCACTAGCTATCTCAGCCATCAATGCCCACTTCAAAGCTAAGAACCATTCAGCAGGGAAGTCAAAGTTGTCAGTAGGTTTAACCATGTCCATTAAAGAACGTTGTACGGTCATGTATAGAACGTAGTTAGATACTGTACTACTATCAGGGGTTAAATATACATTCACCACACCACTAGTAACATTAGGTGTATAGAATATACTATTCACTAAACCAGTAGAAAACTTACTTCCTAAAGTGTTATACTCTTGTCTAGAGATAACTTGCATAGGAATATCTACAGCAGGAGTAACTTGTACATTACGCAAGTAGCTTTGAATAACCTTTAATGGTTTAGGAGATGTTAAGTCTGACCCTGTACCTGTAGGTCCAATAGAGTAAGAGGTTTTACTTGCTACTAAAGGTAAGGCTATTTCTGATATAGTCCAAAGTTTAATACCATCTTTCTGCCAGTTCTTGATGATAAGGTTAAGAGACATAGAGGCATTAATAACAGAAGTAGCTGAAGGTTGAGCACCCTCTTCTAGTACAGATAGACCTCGCATAGCAGCTTCAATAACTTGGTCACGAGTGACGGTGAAAGATGTTGTTCCAGAAACAGACATTATTTCTTCCCTGTAAAAGTAAAGTATAAGAAGGCTACTACACCTCCAACAGCCATCATCCCTCTAGCAGCAGAACCAACCCATGCAAGAGCTTTAAGTGCTCCCTTGGCATCTTTCCATGCAGCTAGGAGTTCAGAAGTATCTTTCTTGATACCATGTAAATCTTCTCGTAAGGCATCCACTTCTGTTTTAAGTTCTGCTAATGTTGTCATTATGCCCACACTTCTGTCGGCACTACAGGCCATGTTAAATCACCAACCGTAGGGTTTACAGCTATACCACGAATAACATTTCTATAAGAGATAAACTCTGCTTGTGTCATTATATTGTTCCTAATATAGTAATTGTTGATGTTTCTTTATCTATTTCCATAGTGCCTTCACAAGCAATATTCCAATCATCCCCAGTT